AAAACTTATTTTAAATCTGATTATATAGTTGATTTGGATTTAAGAGCTAGTGGTATAAACTACGGTAAAAAAAGTTTTATGAGTTTGGAAGTCACTTTTTACCTAAATGGTGAATGTGATTTTAAAGACACTATTTTAAAAGATAAACTCAAACGAATTGCCAAAGAAATTTATATTGAAAGTTTTAAAAAAAGTGAGTATTTTGAATTTACCTTAACTAAAAAAGTAAAAGAAGTCGTATCCTAATATTTATTACTAAAAGATTCGTATGAAAATATTAGGAGCAAATGAAGTAGGTAAAGGCATTTTGATTGAAATGGACGCAGGTTACATATCTCCGTCAGATGATTTTAACAAAAAAATGTTAGAAGAAAGTCACAAAAACTTTTTAGATTATTCTAAACCTTTTGAATTTTATGCCGTACTTCAAAAATACAACACACCAAATAGAAATGGTAGGGTATATCCCGAAACTATTCTTAAAAGAGAAGCAGACAACTATAAAAAAATGATTCAAAAGGGAACATCCCTTTCTGAATTAAACCACCCTGAATCATCATTAATTGACCTTGATAGAGTATCTCATATAATTAACGATATATGGTGGGACGGACATATCTTAATGGGTAAATTAAGATTGTTAACATCACCAGGTTTTCATGAAAGAGGTATTGTTTCAACTAAGGGTGACCAAGCGGCAAACTTGTTAAGACAAGGTGTTACTTTGGGTATTTCTTCACGTGGTGTAGGTTCACTTAAAAAAGTGGGAGAAAGAAATGAAGTTCAAGGAGATTTTGAATTAATATGTTTTGATTTGGTATCATCACCATCTACACCAGGTGCTTACTTGTTCAGCAATCCTGAAGATAGAAGTAAGTACGAAGAAAATTTAGAAGAAGAAAAGATGTCAAGAATGGCTCCATCAACTGAGTCAAGTGGTGTTGGAATGAATCGCTCTATTGACTTATTGAAAAAATTAAATCATTATTTAGACAAATAAAAATTTTTAAACCATGGATGAAAAATATTTTGTAGCGAAAGTTATGTACGAACTACCTGATGAAAACACAGGTAAACTTAAAAAAATCAGAGAAGAAAAATTGGTAAAAGGTTACTCAGTAACTGATGTAGAAGCCAAGGTTACTTCAAGATATCAAGGTTTTCAACACGATTGGAGAATCACAGCGGTTTCCGAAAGTAAAATAGACGAAGTAATCGTAGATTAAAAAAATAACCCCTCAAACGAGGGGTTTTTTGTTTTTTAGGGGTTTTTGATAACTCCAAAATGAATTTTTTCACTTTTGGATATATTTATAGTGAAAAATATTCAATAAAATATTATGGCAGACAATAAGTCATTAGTTGAGGAAGCACTACTTCAAATGAAAAATTTGGAACAGGTAGTAGCCGAAAACGCAAAAGGAATACTTGCTTCTACGATGAAGGAAGAAATCTCTGAGTTAGTAAAAGAGTCTTTGAAAAAAGAGACTGAAGAAACTGAAATGAAAGAACAGGATGATGATTTAGAAATTGACACTGATGTTGATGTTGATTCTGACGAATCTGATGATGATTCTGAAGACATGGATTTCGGAGACGAAATGGATGTTGACATGAATGATGATGAAGATGAAATAGAATTTGATTTTGACATGATGGGTGACGATGATGAATCCCCAATTGATTTAAGAGGTGCATCCGATGATAAAATCCTAAAAGTATTCAAATCTATGGGTGACGAAGATGGTATCATCGTTACACAAGATGATGAGAATATTCATCTTGAAGATGAAGATGCTGATGTTGAATATATCATTCAAACTGAAGGTGACATGCCTGAGGAAGATATGGACATGACAGAACAAGAATTTGATGTTGAAGATGATGTTGAAGTTAGTGGTGATGAACTATCTGACGAACAATTGAATTCTATGATGGCTGATATTTTTGGTGAAGAAATGTCTGAAGGTGATGATATGTTAGAAATGGACGATATGTCAGAAATGGATGAAATGGATTATTCAGAAGAAGATTCTGATGAAATCGTATATGAAATCGAATTCAATGAAGAAGATGATGACAATGATGATGATATGAACGAGTCAATGATGATTAAACCTGTAGGTTTAGGTATCGGTAAAGTTGACACTATGTTCGTTGGAAAATCAAATGTTAACACTAAAGGATTCAAAGAAGATAAGAAATACGGTGGAACAGGTGTTGGAATGGGTAAAGGTCCAGGAAAAGCATTTAAAGGTAAAGTTTCAGGAAATAAAGTTGAAGCTAAAGAAGGTGAAATGGAAGAGAACTGGGGTTCTAAGAAACACGAATACAAACGTAAGGATGTTGATGGTGTAGAAAAGAAAGCTGGTGAAAAGAAAGGTCACTACAAAGATTACGAAAAAGAAGAAACTAAAGAAGCTGCAAGAACTTTAAGTAATGGTACAAGAAATTATGCAGGTAGAAAAGGTAGTCTTCCTAAAGCAAAAGTAATTCCTAATCAAGCGTTAGCAGAAGAAGTTGAAAGACTCAGAGAGAAGAACGAAGAATATAGAAAAGCTCTTAATGTGTTTAGAGAAAAATTAAATGAAGTTGCGGTATTCAATTCAAATTTAGCATATGCTACAAGATTGTTTACAGAACACACAACTACTAAACAAGAGAAAATAAATATATTGAGAAGATTTGATGATGTTGAGACATTGAAAGAGTCAAAAACATTATACTCATCAATTAAAAATGAATTAAGCTCAAGTAAATCACAAGCTGTTGTTACTGAATCTTTTGAAAGAATGGAAAAATCACCAGTTTCAGGTTCAGCGCAAAATTTAATTGAGTCTAAGACATACGAAAATCCACAGTTCTTAAGAATGAAGGATATTATGTCAAAAATTGCAAAATAAAAATAAACATAAAAAAATAAAAACAAAATAATACTAAAATGGGTGCATTATTAGAAAGCGGTCTTGTTGGTAACATTGGTTTAAAACACCTTAAAGTTATCAAAGAAGATACAATCAACAAATGGGATAAACTTGGCTTCTTGGAAGGTTTGAGAGGTCACATGAAAGAAAACGTAGCTCAGTTATACGAAAACCAAGCTTCTTATTTAATTAACGAAGCGTCTTCAACAACTGATTCAGGTTCTTTCGAGACAGTTGTATTCCCAATCGTGAGAAGAGTATTCTCAAAATTATTAGCAAACGATATCGTTTCTGTACAAGCTATGAACTTACCAATCGGTAAATTGTTCTACTTTGTACCTAAAATTCAAGGTTACTCAGGTGGTACTTGGAATGGTTATGAAGGTGGTTCAGGTAATCACTACCCACCAGTAGGTGCTCCAGGTTACGCAACTGCAGGAAACCAAGGTAATCCAAACGCAGGTTATGATGCTGCTAACAGTAATGGTACTTACAATCCTTACTACGAGAAAGACCTTTATGACTTGTTCTACGAAGGTAACGAACCAGGTTTGAATCCTCCAGGTTTGTTTGACTACTCAAAAGGTAAATGGACAGGTTACACTGCAGGTTCTAGAACAGTTGCTTGGGACAACGCAGGTTATTTGGTTCCAACAGCTTACACTGAAGATAACTACAGAAAAGTAATTATCGTTATGAGTGGTTTCTCAGCAGCAGGTGCTGGTCAGTTAATCGGTCCTAATGGTAACACAATGGACACTGAAGAATTCTTATCAGGTCTTGAAATTTTCGGAGCAGCAGGTAATGCTTTCACATCGGCTAACACACAAAACCCTTACTTATTTAGAGTTGTAACTCAAAAATATGGTAAAGGTATCGTACAATACGGTAGTAACGCAACAACAACTTGGCCAGTTAATGGTAATTCAGGTGGTGATTACAACAACGTTTGTGATGCTGAAGGTAAAATCTACTTAGAAATTGATTTACAAACTCCTGTTTGTGTATCATGTGGACAAACATCTCCTGATGGTTACACTGGTTCAACATTCGCATCTGACACATCAAACAATGATGCATTTGTACCTGTTTACAGAGTTTACAAAGAGTTGGAATTTGAAGATGAAATCGGTGAAGTTTCTTTTGACCTTGAGTCAGTAACGGTTTCTGTTACAGAAAGAAAATTAAGAGCTCAATGGTCTCCTGAATTGGCTCAAGACGTTGCGGCATTCCACAACATTGACGCTGAAGCTGAATTAACAGCTTTATTGTCTGAGCAGGTTGCAGCAGAAATCGACAGAGAAATCTTGAGAGACTTGAGAAAAGGTGCGGCTTGGAACTTGAGATGGGATTACAACGGTTGGAAGAGATTATCTTCTAGCGGAACAACTCCTTACACTCAAAAAGATTGGAACCAAACTTTGATTACAGCAATCAACCAATTGTCAGCTCAAATCCACAAATCAACTTTGAGAGGTGGTGCTAACTGGATTGTTGTATCTTCTGAGGTTTCTGCTATCTTTGACGATTTAGAATACTTCCACGTATCTAACGCGGCTCCTGAGCAAGACCAATACAAC